GCGCTTCTTCAGTTCATCATAGGACTTGAAGTTGCTAGCAGAAGTGAACTCATTCAGGTCATGGATCTGATTGTAGATCTTCTCCAGTTGGGCGTCATCAAATCCACCAAGAACACCAGGGCGTCCGAAAACAGATGAATCATAATTCCAGTAACCAGCAACCTTTTTAATACGCAGGTTGAAGTCAGCGCCTTGCCAGAAATCAAAAGGATTGATGGGTTCTTCACCTTCAAACTCAGGTTGCATTGCAGCAATGATCTTGTCGTGGATCTTCTTGCCGTACTTATACAGGAAGACCTTACCTTCGTTTTGAGGATTAGCAGAATCCTTAATGACATAGATGTTGCTGTAGTAAGACAGTTTGCGCTTCTGCTTACGAGCAACTTCTTTATCAGAATCAAGACCGCTGTTCCACAGAACACGATTCAGTTCACTAACAGGATCTTGTTGACCAAGAGTGGTCAGAGAGTTCTCAATGTACCAGGACCCAGTAGGACCTTGGAATGCATGAGAATAAACTTTTGCCCAAGGCATCTCATTGCCTTCTGCAGGGGGCAGGAAACGAATCAGGGCATTGCCCACGCCATCTTTGCCCATGGCAGGTTTCCAAATGCGATCATCGATATACCCAGTAGAACCTTCTTCCTTCTTAAGTTCTTGGTTCAGTTTGTCGAGCAGTGAACCTTGGGTTTTGAGCGATGCGAAAGACATGTGTTTTCTCCGTATTGAATGGATTTGGTGGATTGTGTCGGATTGACTGGATTATCATAGCAGATGGGGAACGGGGTGTCAACCCCCCTCTTCAAGGTGTTTCTTGAGTTGCTGGATGGACTCTCTAGCAATCTTAAAGACAGATGCATTCATCATATGTGCTGGAATTCCCGCCGCTTTAGCAGCTTGTCGGAAGTTATCCTTCACCCTTCTGCTGTCCTCATCATCTGAAAGAAACACTCTAGTATATAGGATCTCTTGCATCTCAATTAAACGATCGAGATCCTTTGCTATTTCTTTTTTATCTTCAGTTGAAGATAATTCAAAGAAAGATGCTCTACCAACTAATGATTCGTAGAGACGATGCATCTCTTCCAATTCACGTTTTACAATTTCAGATGAGAATAATCCTGAGTCATTCATAACTTTCTTTTAACTAGTTCTTTTATCTTGGTGGGTTCTATCTTAATGAATGGATCATACTTTTTAAGACGATTAGATGCTTGTTCCCAAACAACATCATCGTACATAATTTCATCATAATGATTAACAAATCCCGTTACTCTATTTAATAGAACTAAAGTTTCAATCATAATGATACCACCAAGATACATTTTTAATACTGTAGAATGTTGACCTTTTCTACACTGTAATGCTTCATTCAAATCACTTGAAAGTATTAATACATTCTCAAGATCTTGAATGAACAAATAAGAAATACTTTGTGATCTTTTTTTCCATTCTAGAAAATTCTTATCATCCATATCTTTGATATAGAAATTAGAGTTGACTAGAAAATTAGATACAAAGTATTGTTCAACTTCTTCCTTGGTAAACTTTTTAGATAGTTTCTCAAAAAAGTATCTATCATTTCTTTGGTTGAATTTTTCTTCTGAAGTTTTTGTCTTGCCACCATAACGAAAGTAATCATACTTCTTAGAAGTAAAGTGTGCCTTTACTGCTAAGTAGATCGAATAAACATCAAATGCAGACATAATCAGATCGGCAAAACTCCTTTGGTTGTTTTCTTAATGTAGTTTAAACGTGTTGCCTCAGCTTTGAGTTTTTCCTTCAATGATGGAGCAATCAATTTAACTACAGTTTCAACTTCAATGTCTTTTGTTTCACAGTAATCGACAATAGCATCAATGTAATTGATGGTTCTGTTACTGTCTTTTACAATGTTTTCAATAGTCATTGAAAACTTATTCTTATCCATAAAGTTTTCATCAATTAATTCATCAATATTTTTACTTGTCTTCATGTGCTTCTTTGTACTCTGCAATGTAATCTTTTAGCAGAGGCACATAGTCATTAGGATCTTTAATAAAGATCTGAGTGAAACCATTCTGGCAAGTAATTAGAGTAACGATCTGATCGACCTTAATTCCAGATCTCTCTTCATACATTTTAGCATATCCTGTCTCTTGAACAAAGTAGTTCTCAATCCAGGACTCTTTCTTTTCTTTAGCAGAAGTTTTAAAGTCAATGACTGAAAGTTTACCGTCAAACTCTGCAATGCAATCTACCCTACCAGCAATACCAAATTCGTGACTATAGAGGGGTGCCTCTTGAAAATGGATGTTGTTAATTCGAGCAAGCATTGGTTTTGCTTGTTTGAATAGCAACAAAGGAAGAAACTTATCCTTATATTTGTCAAGGTCTAAGTTATTATTTAGATGGTCCTCGACAATACTATGTAGGGTAGTTCCAGCAGACGCTGCTCGGGTAGAAATCTTAGTTGCCTCTTCTTCTCCAACCCGTGCCCTCCATTCAGCAATTGACTTACGCTTCCTGTAAGAACAGATTGTAGAAATTGATGGGTATTTATTTCCATCAACCACATAGACCCTTGAACCATCAATAGTTTGTGCTTTGATGTCTTCAAGGATCACTCCCATATTAACGTGATTAAACATTAGGCAAATCCAAGGTGCATTTTACTGAGAATGTAACTCTTAATCAAACCACTTCTTACAATGTCATTGACATCAAATTCAATACTTGCAAACTCATCCATGAGTTCAAGGATCTTCATGAAGTCAAGGATACCATTCTTTTCATTGGTCTTAACAAGGTCAGTTTGAAGTGCATCACCTGCAAAGATGATCTTACAATTCTCACCAACACGAGTGATGATAGAGTCCAGTTCGTGGAAGTTTAGGTTCTGGCATTCGTCAACGATAACGATTGCATTGTCCAGAGTTGTACCACGAAGGAATGAAGTACTCCAGAAGGAGATAGTTTCTTGTGCCTTCAGATTGTCATACAGCATATCGAATGCTGGATCGTCAGGCATCTTGAACATGTACTTAACCATGTTCTTATATGGGATCTGATAAAGGTTTGACTTATCATCATGATCGCCAGGAAGGAATCCAATCTCTCTGGTAGGAACCAGAGAGCGTACCATATAAAGTTTTTCGTAAGGAGTTGTGCCAGAAAGAATCTCTCTCAGTGCTAGGTACATTGCAATAAATGTTTTACCAGTACCAGCACATCCATAGAGGTAAAGATTCTTTCCCTCTTCGTATGCCTCGAATGCTTTTGTTTGATTTTCAGTAAGTGGTTCAATATCTTTTAGTTGATCGATATTGATTGGCTTTTTACGTCTCATTTGTTTAGGAGTGCTATTAACAAAGTCGAACTGATTGTCCTTTCTTCTTCTTGGCATAAGGTTTAGTAAGTGTCGATTGTAGAACCGTAGTTTGCTTTCTTGATGGACTTCAGAACGTCCCTGAACCCATCAGGAACTTTGTTTCGGACACCCGCATCAGCAACAACACCAGGGAAGTTTCCATGATACTGTTCGAGATGAGGATTATCTTGTTTGTATTTATCGAGCTCAGTGAAACTCATACGAACTTCAATGATCTCTCCTGTTTCCTTGTTCCTGAAATCATACAGAGGCATCGGTCCACTCCAGTGCTTTTGCTACAATAGGAAATTGTTCAACGAAAATGTCTCTACATGCATGAGCAATGTCCATGTGTTCTTTTTGGGTGCCGTGAGCAGAACGCAAGTTGATGTAATGGATCCACGACCGAACAGATCCCGACATGTAGATACGGGTGGGAGTTGCCAAAGGAAGCACCATACGAGCACACTCTTTAGCAATACCAGAGGAAAGCATCTGCTTGTAGAGATCCATACCCTCAGCGAAATACTTTTGAATCAGGATCTCAAACTGCTGCTTAGTAAAGTCATCGATGTCGTCAATAGAATTTTGACGGTTCTTTGTATCTTGACGACGAAGATCGAACATAGGAATGTTCTCTGCCAACATGGAACTGTCAGCATAGCGTTGTGAAAATTCCTGATATGTAAACGAACGATGTCGAAGAATTTGTGCTGCGATTGCTCTGGTGGTCTCAATCTCAAGCGTCATGAATGCCTGCTCAAAGACGCTCCAGTGCTGGTGTTTGATGCAATAGGATAGAAGACCCGCAACGTTCGGATTTTCTTGGTTAGCAGGGTTGCTGACCCTCGCTACATACCCCATCGTCTTCTCAGCATCAGGAGTAGCAGTAACAAATTTAACTTGCATAATAAGCTTGATAATACTTTACGATTCCAAAGGTGGTTGCATTGCCCTGTGATACCCAATCATGAGCACACTCATACATGGATTGGTTTGAATATTTGGAGGACCCATCAGGGTTTAGATCCTTCCCAAACCTTTGCAACAGAATGTTTAATACTTGTTGGCGTAAAATCATTCTGTCATCACTGTAACGCCAATCTTCATCAGTCATTTTCTTTTCTTAGCAGGTTTGCTCCCCCATAACTTCGGATTAATTTTACCATACCATCCTTTAATTTGCAAGACCTCACCGCCAATAGGGTTAAGCGTGTCATAGTATGCATCGAATACCTTGACACGCTTTGGACCCCTGGCAAGGTCATTGTAAATTCTAGAATCAATTTGATAGGTGATCAAAAAGCAGTCATATGGATATAAACTCTCGTCAATATCTGACAGTTTACAATCGTTCAAGAATACTTGAACGCCATACTTGGACTTCATTAATCTTCTATCTTCTTCAGACAATTCCGTTCTCGGTAATGAGTTGTCTAATTCGTCCGTCGTCGAATCCTGGGTTAGTGAGTCGTACTCTATGGAAAGTTTCTCTGGCATTGTGTCCCTCATCTTTACATTTATCAATCATATAGATAACCCTGTCTTCGTTAACGATACTCACCATTATTCACTCCACTTGATTTCAGGAAATGCCTCTTTAACTACAGCATGAGTAATTCGAAATTTAGATTGCAATTCTTTATCTTTAGCTAAACATACAATGTCTGCTTCAGATTCATGAAGACCCTCTAGCAATTGAATGAATAGTTGCTCTCGCTTCATACGAGAGAGGGTATTAGCACCTTTAATAAACCTCCACAGTCCTTTTGCTTCACGCTCTAGAACTGTATGCTCAGTACCAATAGGTGCATCATTTCTATTAAACGGCACATCGCCTTCAGGAAGATCTGAAAGAATGTTCGGATCAAAGTTCCATTTAAGAATAGAACGAAGTGCTTGAGTATTATTGTCTCGCAGGATCTTAATCTTTTCTGCTTTTGTTTTAGCGTTAGACGCTTTCTTAATGACTTCAGAAATCAAAAGTTTCATAAGTAATACAAAATTCGTGTGTGATTATTTAGTCGTCATCTGATTCTGGAAAAGGATCCATATCAAATGCATCTGATGGTTCAAATTCTACACTAACCAGTTTGGCAATCTGAAATGGCATCATGTTGCCATCTCGATCAAGCATTTCTGGATGAGGTGTGATAGAAATTTCTTCCTCATCGGGACTGACAATTGCTTGCATAGTTTCAATA